GACAAGCAGTTTGTACTTACCACCATGCGGGATACCGGGCTTGCGAGGGCACAGACCCTCCAGGCCCAGGTTTCGGACATGACCGGGACGGAGCTGTATGCCTCCGAGGACTACATCCCCAGCTTTACGGCGGCCTGTGAGGCCATGAATATGCTGGAACGGGAAGCGGGCTTTGTCTGCTGTTCCACAGCGGGCCGAGTGGTGCGTCTCCTCCAACCCTATGACAGCGCCATCTACAACACCCAAGAGCCGGAGGACCTGCCCGCACAGTGGGGCTTTGTGTGGTCCACAGACCCGGACAAGGCCCTGCCGTTTATCGCCGTCTCCACTTCGCCGTATATGACCGGGGACTGCTGCACCTATGAGGGCCATGTTTGGCGCTCCGGGCAGGACGGCAATGTGTGGGAACCCGGCAGCGTGGGCGTGAAGTGGGAGGACCTGGGGGAGGTGCCCAATGGCTGACGAGAAGTGCGTTAGAGACCCCCGGCATGACTGCTTTGGCCTGGAAGCAGCAGCCCGTCTGGAGGGGCGCATCAAGGCCCTGGAGGACTGGCAGCAGGACTCCAAGAAGTTCCATAACTCGTTCTATGACTGGCAGCGGGAGCAGATTGCCCGAGACGCCAAGCTGGACGAGCAGCTTTCCAACATGGATAAAAACATCGAAAAGCTGCTGGCAAAGCAGGAGGAACAGACGGCAAAACCGAGACGCCGCTGGGAAGCCATCGTGGACAAGTCCGTGTGGGCGGTGCTGGCGGCGGTAATTGCGTTTATTTTGGCCCGCATTGGGCTGTAAAAAAGCGACGCCCCCGAAGGAGCGCCGCAAGCCCGTAGTATTCGTTGTCTCCGTCCATTGCGACTTAACGCGGAGGGAGCGCTATCAAAACAGCACACGTCTGCACAACGGGCAATAACATCTTACATCATTAGAAACCGGCGGTCAAGCCGGATATTTGAAAGGAGCTTACTTATGACTACCAACGAAATTCTGAACAAGTACACCACTGGCGAAATGACCCTGCCCGAGGCGAACGAGGCGCTGAGGGAGGCGGAGGCGGGCTTTACCCTGGACCCCAACCGCAATGTAATCACTCAGGAGGAGTTCCTGGCGACCACGGCAGGGGAGACTCCCGACACCGTCAACGGCTATGGCCTGATGGACCACGGCGTAGGCTGCATGGAGAAGGTCCATGTGGTGAACGGCAAGACTGTGGATGTCAACATGGGCGCTGAGACTGCCTATGTGTACATCGCCGGGAAGAAGTACGAGCTGAAGGGCGACACCCTGGTGGAGCCGGAGGGCTGATATGGAGACACTGAAGAAGCGCCTCGGGAACCTGCTGGCGGTGAAGTCCATCGCCACCATCGTGCTGACGGCGGTATTTGCTTACCTGACCTGCACCGGCGGCGTGACAGCAGAGCAGTTCTTGACAGTGTACACCGTGGTGATCGCCTTCTACTTTGGCACCCAGGCGGAGAAGAAAGCGCAGGCGGACAATGGCAACAGTACGGGAACTCCTTGACATCGCCCGTGGAGAGCTGGGGTACAAAGAGACCCCAGCCAACTCCAACCGGACGAAATACGGTGCGTGGTACGGCCTAGACGGCCAGCCCTGGTGCGTGATGTTTGTGGAGTGGGTCTTTGCCCAGGCGAGTGTCAAGCTGCCCATTGAGACCGCCAGCTGCACAATCTTGATGAACGCCGCCAAGTCCGCCGGGAACTGGGTAACATCCAACTACCAGACCGGAGACGTGGTGATCTACGACTGGGGCGGGGACAAGCGCCCGGACCACTGCGGCATCGTGGAGGCGGTGGGCGGCAGCTCCATCACCGCCATCGAGGGCAACACCGCCATTGGCAACGATAGCGACGGGGGAGAGGTCATGCGCCGGACCCGGACGCTAGGGCAGATTTTGGGGGCTGTACGGCCCGCCTATGACAAGGAGGTCACTATGGACAATACACCGTCTCCCGCCCACAAGGAGGGCGTGGAATGGGCCGTAAAGAACGGCATCCTGACGGGCAACAGCGAGGGGGACCTGATGCTCTCCCAGCCCGTTACCCGGCAGCAGATGTGCACGATGCTGTATCGGTTTTGGAAGCTGATGGAATAACAGGAAAGAAGGACGTGAGACTGTGAGCGCAAGAGTGAAACTGCCTGATCCGCTGGATAAGCTCTTGCGCTCTCAGCTGGAAAGAGTTATTGAAGAGGCAGCATTCCATACAGACGATGAACTGATCGCAAGGCGGCGTATCATTGATAAGTGGAATCAAATTGATGTAGCGGCAGAATTGGGCTGGTATCGTAGCACAGTTAGCGATCACGAAAAGTATATATTCCAAAGGGTTAAGGATGTAGCAAAACAGCTTTACAAAAATAAGGGAGCCGGGGATTGACCCGGCTCCTTTATCTTTATGTATGTTTTTTTTGCTGAGCGACACACGCATGTGCTGTTATCTCCGTGGTCATTATCGTACCATAGGATGTTATAGATCGGCCCTGTCAAGAATCCGTACAGTCTAATCGTCCCGCCAAGTCTGAGCGAGTGGATAGCCTCTGCCTCGATACATAGCTCCGAAAATCTATCTCTGGCGCTCTTATTGAGCGATGCAACGTCGATCGCATGGTTATGCTTCTTTGCTGAAATAAAGATGTCACTCCAAGTCATTCGCTCAAAGTCCTGCAATTTAGGGAAAATCGTAGTCCAGAAATCATGAGAGAGACGAGGTTCATGAAAAGACCATCTACTAGTTGGCTCCGTATCACAAGATGCCAGCCGCCAGGATGGATGCTCCTTCATGATACTGTCCGGGTCTCCACCCAGCCTGATGCCGGGTGAAGGCGTCCCGCCTTGTCTGACCTCCGATTTCGGAGCACAACCGCATTTAATGCGCTTAGAGCCCGCCATAATACATTGCCATACTTTCCTTTGTGATTGGAGTGCTGCACAGGGCTCCAGCTGGAAGCCCACATCTAGCGTCCTGCCACGGACTTTCCATGTGGGTGAGTTGACTAAGCCACTGGGCGTTTTTCTTTCCGTAGTATTCCAGAATTTTATTGATGGTGTCCTTTTGCCCATCGCTAAGATTTTCGCTGCTGCCTTTCATTTCATCGGCAGAGACCGAAAACTTTCCCTGACTGTGATGGAAAAGGGAAGGACACACAGGCCCATTGGCCCATGCTTCAAAATCCTCGTCGAACAGGGGCGCATCATCCCATACCAAAGACCAAGCCTGTGAATAATAGCACAGCTTTTGAAGTTTCATCGTGGACATAGTGCCACACTTTTCAAGAATATATTTTGCGGTATCAAAAACACTTCCCATATTGCGTACCCCCTTTCTACCTACATTATATTCTTATTCTGAAAAAAGTAAACACGTAAAACCGCCGAAAATGACATGACCACATAAACACCCCATAATTGCCACACAACTCCCACATGGATACCACCCATGCGGGAATTTTTTGTGAGAAAATTTAAGCATGGAGGACGTAAGGAACAAGGGCTGGTACACGTCGCCGCCCTCCTTGCGGCCTCCTGATTTCTTACATAAGGACGTGTTGATTTTGATTTTGAACGGTTCTGAATTGATTGCCCGTCTGGTGGCCTGCGGCTTTACGGAGTCCGCAGCAAGAGACACCTGCGAGAAGTATGCGGCGGAGGGAGACTTCTCCGGCCTTGAAGGGTTTATACGGCAGAACGAGCTTTTTTATGATGACAGGAAACAGTACGTTTGAATATTATAACGCCAATAGAGACGGAAAGAACGTGGGCGATTGCACCGTCAGAGCAATTTCCGTTGCCTTGGATCAGGATTGGGACACCACCTATTGGGGCTTGTGCTGGGAGGGTTACCTTGCCGCAGATATGCCGTCAGGCAATCCGGTTTGGGGCAAATATCTCCGCCGTAAAGGCTGGCGGCGCTATCTGCCGGAGTACGAGGATATGACTGTACAGGAGTTCGCTCATGAGCATCCCTATGGCGTCTATCTGCTGGCCTTGGACACTCACATCGTCTGCGTCTTTGACGGGCGCATCGTAGATACTTGGAACAGCGGCGGAAAGACCGTGCTGTATTACTGGATGGAGGATTGAGTATGCCGTATCAATATATGCCCGGCTATCAGCCGTATTATCAGCCGCCCATGGCGGACCAGCTTGCACAGCTTCGTGGGGCGCAGTATCAGCCCATGCCCCAGCAGATGCCGCAGGTACAGCCCCAGCAGGCGCAGGTCAGCGGGCAAAGCATGGTGTGGGTAAACGGTGAGCAGGAGGCTATGAGCTATCTGGTGGCCCCCAATTCCGCTGTGGCCCTGTGGGACAGCAACGCCCCCACCATCTATCTCAAGCAGGCGGATGCCAGTGGAAAACCATCTATCAAGGTCTATGACTTGGTGGAGAGAAATGCCCCCACGACGGCCCCTGCTGCCCCGCAGGCGGCTCCCGTGGAGTATGCTACCAAGCAGGACTTGGAGGCCCTTGCGGCCCGTGTGGAGGCGTTGAGCGCCAAAGAAAAGCCCGCCCGCAAAGCGGCAGCAAAGGAGGATGCGGAATGAACCCCTTTTTCCAGGCGATGGGCGGCAACAGACAGCCCAACATGATGCAGCAGTTTCAGCAGTTCATGAATCAAATGAAAGGCAAGGACCCCAACGCCATGATACAAGAGATGGTATCCTCTGGACGCATTTCCCAAGATCAGCTTAACCAGGTCCAGAAACAAGCCCGGCAGATGCAGGGAATGTTTGAGGGGATGCGGGGGATGTTCGGCAAGTAACCTTCTAACTCTCTAATTACTCTCAACTACTTGAGAGTTCTTTACAGTATCAAATTTCCGGCCGGAATTTGAAATAAAACTACAAAGGAGATAACACAATGAGTCTTTCTTCTGACGGAGCGGTCATGACCATGCCCGTGCAGCCTGCCTATCAGGGCGGAAACGGCGGTTTCGGCGGCTGGGGCGGCGATTGGGCCTCCTGGATTATCTTGTTCCTGATCTTCGGCATGTTCGGCTGGGGTGGCTATGGCGGCGGCTGGGGTGGTAACTCCGGCAATGGCCTGGGTTCTCCGTCCGGTCAGGGCTGGGCGACCCGCGCGGATATCAACGAGGGTTTTGCGCTCAACGGCCTCCAGAACGGCCAGACCTCCATCCGGGATGCCGTGAGCAACGGCTTCCATGGCGTGGATACCGCTGTGTGCAACCTGGGCTATCAGACGCAGGCGGGCTTTAATGCCATCGGCGCCCAGCTGGCGCAGTGCTGCTGCGATACTCAGCGGAGCATTGACGGCGTCCGGTACGACATGGCTACCCAGGCTTGCGATACCCGCAACACCATCCAGTCCAGCACGCGGGACATCATCGACAATGCCAACGCCAACTCCCGGGCAATCCTGGACTTCCTGACCCAGGACAAGATCGCTACTTTGACGGCTGAAAACCAGAGCCTGAAATTCCAGGCTTCTCAGGCGGCTCAGAACGCTTTCATCACCGCTAATCAGGAAGCGCAGACGGCCGAGCTGATCCGCCGCATCAATCCCATGCCTGTTCCGGCCTATCAGGTGCCCAATCCTTATGCCGGATGTGGCTGCAATCCTTGCGGCTGCGGCTGCTAAAATCCAATACATCAACTTTCCGGCATGACCGGAATGTTCGGCCCCGTGCCGATTTTGAACCATGCGGCGGGGCAACAGCCTCGCCGCTATCTTTTTGAAAGGAATGAAGTTTATGGCTGAATACAGCAACAGCGCAATTGTAACCGTTGCCGCTGGTCAGAACGTGCCTTTTACCGAGGAGGCAAACACAGGCAAGCCCTGCATTGTGCATCGGGAAGGCGCTGGGCTTGTGACTCTTCGCGGCCTCACGAACCAGTGCCGGGCAAAATTCAAAGTTTCCTTTGGAGCGAACATTGCTATCCCCACCGGTGGGACCGTGGAGGCCATCACGGCAGCGATCTCCATCAATGGTGAGGCGCTGAACGCTTCCACCGCTACCGTCACCCCGGCTGCCGCAGAGGATTTCTTCAATATCTATGTTGCCGCTGTGGTAGATGTCCCTCGCGGCTGCTGCGTCACTGTCGCCGCAAAGAACACCAGCACACAGCCTATTCTGGTAGCCAACAGTAATTTTATTGTTGAGCGCATCGCGTGAAAGGAGAAAAACATGAGAGAATACAGTGAAGTCAGAGAAATCCTCTGCGATCTCCTGTCTGATTCCATCAAAGACGGGAAAATTGCTATCGGTGATGTAGAGATCATCAAGAATATGCTGAGCGGCATTGAGAAGACATACAAGATTGAAATGTTTGAAGAGGATGGCAGCTACAGCCGGGCCGGCGATTGGGAGGCCGATATGCGCGGTACTTATGCCCGCGGCTCCAGCTACCGTGGCCGGAAGCGGGATTCCATGGGACGTTATAGCCGGGATGGAAGATATTCTCGACACGCATCTCCTGACATGATGGATAAGCTACAGACGATGATGGATAATGCCTCAACTGAACGTGAGCGTGACGCCATCCGGCGTCTGATGAACGAGATGGAGATGGAGTAAGGGGGTGACCCTATGGGCGAAACTGAAGCTCGTGGTTGGCTACTGCTAAAAATTGCCGAGTGTATGGGCGAGGAACCATCTGACCGTATGGCTGACAGACTGGCAACATATAACGGAGCCTATCAGGCGATTTGCCAGTGGGAGGGCCAGCGCCCAAGAACTAGCAATTTGCAATCTAATAAATCGTTCACTCTAGCTGACGCAGAGGACTGGACATCTCGTATGGTAAACGCCGACGGAACAAAAGGGCCGCACTGGACTCTGGAGCAGGTTAAACAGATCATGGCCCAAAGAAACATACCCGGAGACCCGGCGCAATTTTGGGCTGCAATAAATATGATCTATTCTGACTACTGCAAGGCCATCCAAAAAACATCAGCGAATACTCTGGACTTCTATGTTTCGATTACCAGGGCATTTCTGGATGACGAGGACGCCAACCCCGACAAACTCAAACTCTACTATGACCATATCGTCAAGCATTAAAATGACCCC